TTTATATCTAACATTTCCAGTATCGAAGTCGCCTTCCATTTTAGTAGTCAATGGAGCTCTGTCGAAATGCTTCATTCCATTTGGAACGTCAGTAGTAATGTACCAAGCATCAGAGTCAGTTAAATAGTTATTAACTCTGTATCCTTGCGGAATCATTCCCATAGAAACGATTGCATTGATATCATTATCTGCTGTTCCCACTCTACCTTGTGACTTCATAAGTCTCTCAGCTGTAAATTGCAGAGCAGAAGGAATAATCATTTTTACTCCTTTAGCAGCAACTTTTAAACCTCTTTCATCAGTCATTGCAGCGATGTCGATCAACGCTTGTTCTAATGAAGTTTCGTTTAAGTCAGATTGAGTAGATAAAGTGTCTTTAAATGTACCCGCAATTGTAGGGTGTTGTGTATTAAACAACGAGACACCATCACCTGAATCATAATTATCAGTTGTTGGTAACCCTTGAATTAACGGATTAACAGCTTTAACTTGTTTAGTGTTAGCCATCGATCTTGCTAGTGCTTTTGTGTAACGAGAAGCAAGTCTGTCGTAAAGGTTATCTTCAATAGCTTCCTCAGTGATAGCAAATGCGAGAGCAATAGTCTCCATTGTGTATCTTGCTGTGAAAGTTTCTTGTGCTTGGTCAAAAGCTACTGCCGAACCTTCCGGCTTAACTCTTGCTTGTGCAAAACCTCCTAACATAACTTCTTCTTCAAAAGCTCTGTCTGATGACTCTGTTACGTAAATCTCACTTGATTGATTTTCGTAACGTTTGTATTCCAGGCCAAATAGTGCATTTAAACCTGGCTCTAGTTCTTTAACTAGTTGATTACGTGATATAGCCATAATTTATATTCTCCTATTATATACCTGCTACGTTATTTCCCAAGATATGTTCATCGATCATAACTCTTAAGGCAAAGCCTTCTACTGTTATGTCCGAATGATCAGGATCTCTAGAAACACCTAGTATTTTAAGTTGAGCCTGCGTGTTTGCTGTCGTTGCCGATATCTTTGTTTTAGATATAAACAGCGGTGTTGTTCCAACTGCTGGTACGCTATCCGCACACTCTCCGACTTCGTTCTGATTGAACGCTGTGTCAGCAGACATAATTTCATACATCTGTAGAGGATTGGACGTTATAAATGCCACAGCATCTGATGCTGCTACACTTGCGGGCCAGTAATTAGACCACGTAGGCTTGTTTGATGTTGGGTCAGTATAGAAAGCGCCGTTCAGTGAACCGACATTATTTGCATCGGTTGCCCCTGAAACTAATATTACTCCATCTGCTGTTAATTGACACAAATCGTGATGTGAAATTAACGCTGAGGATGCAGCAATAGACCACTCGCTAAGACCGTTGTTATCATCGGTCTGACCAACGTTTTTAATGGGTCTCAAACCAAACCCGGTTGTTGACGCATTAGCCATGTTTGTCTCCTTTAAGTAGATAATAAATTATCTACAGGTTAATGTAATTCGCTGGTTTGAGGATTGTTAAAAAATTAACTGTTCCTGTTACCACCGAAGGTTGTACGAGATTGCCTCTCTTGATTGATTGGCATTCTCTTATCTTGATCCTTCAGTAGATCGTTTTCCAAAGCTTCATTCCGTTCTTTAGCTTGGTCGCTATAATATTTAGAACGGTCTATTGCGATCTCGTTTGGTACTCTTGTCAAGACAAGGCCGCCGTGCCCGATCACCCCTTTATATTTACCGTCGGTAACAACTGGGTAGTCATCATTTGGATATTCGTCAGCTCTTACTAGTTCATAACCGGCTCTGAGTCTGCCTTGGACATTTTTCGTGTCCGTAAATCCCATGATTTCAACTCTAACCCACCTGTGTCTAAAACCATTCGGTGCGTTGGGCGTATCTAAGTACGATGGTGGAGTCCAGTGTTTCTTACGTTCAGTTTTCACTCTACTCTGGCTCGCACGGGAAGCTTTACTATTTTCTTTTATCATATGCTTATACCTCCTTCGTGTTCATAAGTTGTTTCGCATAATCTTCTAGTGGCACACCTAATTTTTTAGCAATTTGTACTTGTGAAGGTGTGAGTTTCACTGTTTTGCGACTTGTCTTTGTACTACGCGTAGCAGAAGCCACGGTTTGTGTAGGTTTACTAGTCGTTTCTACCTTCTTACCAAATTTGTGGGGGAATTCAAGCTTTATTCTTCTTTCCACCTCAGAATAATATTCATCTGATTGTGGGTCAAATCCCTCTTCTTCAATAAGTTTTCTATGTAAATCAAAAGCAGTGTAAGTCATAGCGGAATCCGTACCAAACCATCGGTTTTTAGATGCCCATTCCTGTGCTTTGGGATCTGGAGCGTCTACACTTGGTGGAATAGTCGTATCTTGCTTAGGGTTATCCTTGGCTCTTTTGGCTTCCATTTCCTGCCTAGTTTTTAACTCTGCAAGTTTAGCCTGTTCATAACCTAATTGGGACATTGCGGTAGTTGCTTCTACTTCTGACTTAAGGTCATTACTTTCTCTAGCTGTTTTTAATTTGGCTTGTGCCGCAGCTAAAGAAGATTTAATTCTATTTTCCATTTCAGAGGCATAACCTGTATCTAATTTAGAAACTTTAGAAGTTAAATCATCTCGTTCTTTCATAACGCGTTGCGTATAAGAAACAGCTTCATCTCGCTGTCTTTCTGCTTCACGCATTTTTTTAGTTAACTTAGCGATACGTTTTTTAACGCCTTCACTATAGTCATCCATTTCTTTCTTTTGTTCTTTAGTCTTTTCTTCTTCTTTTACTTCTTCTTGTTTTTCTTGTACTGGTTCTTCACTGTCCTTGCTAACTCGAACATCCACTGGCTCACTAGATTTCTCAGATGAGTCATCGGACTTATTATCGTTTTGATCAGTTTGTTCATTTGTTTCCTCCTGTTCGACTGATTTTACTTTTTCTTCAGGTAAATCAACTTCGGCACCAGGACCACTCGTGTCAATGTCTACCATTTTACCTTCTTTTTTTTCTTTTTCGTCTGGCATAGTTCTCCTCTATGTTAAAATTCGTGGAATATACTTTCAGGGTTCTCCACGGTCGCTAGAACTTCATCATCATTGAGAAGTCTAACTTCACCCCCATCAATTTTAATTCTTGATCCTGCATAACGCGCAAAGATCACCCAATCTTTCTCCTTGCACCAGGGACCATCTGGGTATCTTTCTTTATCCCTGTAGCAATCCGGACCCATTTTTAAAACCACTCCACAAGTTGATGCGACTTGTGAACGTTCAATGGTATCATCCGTCATAATAATTCCACCTTTTGTTTTTTCTTTTTGTTTAAAAGGTAAAACTAATAATCTCCATCCCGTAGGAAGAGGAAGTTTTGCTGATTCGTTTTTAGTGGATTGAACCCCAACTAATTTTTTATTTGGTAGGCTTATCTTTGGAGTTGCCTTTAATGTCGATGACTGTTCCTTTTGTATCATAATGCTCCTTCTTTTCTAGCAGGTTGGATATTTCCTGACTTAAATATTGATACGTTCGTATCTGTCCTAACATATAGTTGTATTTTTCCATATTGTCAACAGCTCCAGAAACCATAGTGGTAACCACATCCTGGTGTCGATCGTTAACAATTTTCTTTATTTTCGCTAGTAATACTAGGTCTTCCATAAATTCTTTCTAATGGGGATTAAATGATTACCAACCTTTAATAGCTAATTTTGGTTTTCCTTTAATTAATCCACCTTTTGCGTACATACGTCTACCTTTCATACCCATATCTGGTGAATACCACCCATGTTGTTGTGCTTTTCTTGCAGCACCTGCAATTCTTCCACCCGCTTTAGCACCTACAAATGTTTTAATTCTTTTAGATGTTCTGCCTGAAAGTTCGGGTTTAGAAATGTTAACTTGTTTCTTTTTCCAATCAATAAGAGGTTTTTTCTCTTTTTCACCTTTTAAAAGAGTAGAATATTTTTTACCCTTATGAGTAAATTCTTTTTTACCCATTTTTTTAGCTAGTTTAAATTTAGCACCTCGGTCTGTTAGG